AGAAGGAAACGAACCGTTACCAGCAGATGAACCAATACAACAACATGAGGAATGATTAATGCCATTCATAGGAAATCAACCCACACAAGAAAAAATACAAGACCATCGTTCATACACTGGTGATGGTGTTAGAACGGCATTTGGTGTTCAGTATGAAGGTGGTGCAGTACTTGTATTTCAAAATGGTATAAAATTAAAAGAAACCGAAGATTATTTATTAAATGATATAGGCACATTTGTTACTTTTGTAGATGCGCCATTAGCAAATGATGTCATAGACCTATATGGAACAAGTGAAATCACAGACCTATCACGTTCAACATATGCCAAAGAAACTTTCACTGCAGCAAAATATCAAACTAACTTTCAAGTACATAATCCAATATCACCAACAGAACGTATCAATGTTTATGTAAATGGTTTAAGATTATCTGAAGTAGATTTTACAATTGATTATGTAAATAAAACTATTATTGTTCCGGAGAGAGACACAGATGATATTGTAATGGTTGAAGTGATCTCACCAGGCTTTAGAAGTTCTATGCATAATGCCAAAAATGAAAAGGCATATCATCCAATGTTCTCCACACCGGATGAGATAAATAGTGATATAGTAATACCAGAAGGAGAGAACGCAATGCTAGTTGGTCCCGTTACTCTGAATGGTGTAATCACTCTCAATGGAACACTCACCGTAGTATAAAAAATAAATGGCAAGCATACTCAAAATTGATGTATTAGAACAAAGATACGCCAATTCAGGATTATATCTTTCTGGTAGGATTCACGGTCCTCAGGGAGATATAATTAATAATGGTAGAGTTGTTCTTCCTGGAAACTTTGAAGCAAATACATTCAATGTTCTTGAAAGTCTAGATGCTAATACAATAAATGCCAATACAATATTTCTCGGTGGAGTCAATGGTAAGCTTGAATTTGACGCAAACACTTCCACATTAAAAATCAATAATGCTTCCCTTGCATTACAATCTGATGTCTCTACATTAATTGAAAATAGTTACACTAAGTTTACAGCAAATAGTTCAATTACAGCAGGAGATTTAGTAAGTTTATTAGATAATGGTAAAATTGAAAAGACAGCAGAAGCGAGTGTTAGAACTAACAGTGTTGGTGCTACTACAACATTTGATAGTAATGCTAGTGACAACATATATGTTCAATATGATAAAACTTTAAACAAAGTACTTGTTTCATATGCGGTTGGAAGTTCCTCTGCTTGCTACGGTGTACTTGGAACGGTTAATGCTGACGGAAGTATAACATTTGGAACACCACTTCAGATTACTTCTCAATATAATTTGATGACTGGTGCGATAGACCCCGTTCAAAATAGAGCAGTTTTTACATTTTTAGGTGATGTATATATTGCTGAAATTTCTGGTAACAATCTTATAAATTTACAATCTCCAATAACATTTGATAGTAGTACAGAAAATTATAATGCGACAATATATGACCCAAATTCTGGTAAAATAATAATAGCATATTCAGATAGTGCGAGTCCTACAGGTAGAGCAGGTAATGTACTGGCGGCAACTGTTAATGGAAATTCAATTACATTTGGACAAACAACTGTTTTTGAGGCTTCCAATACAGAAACGATTTCTTTAAGTATAGATAATGATACAAATAAAATAATTATCGGATATTCATTAATAGGATCATCCGCTAGATGTGTTATCGCAACTGTATCTGGAACAACAATAACAACAAGCTCACCTGCCGTTGCCTCTCCAGGTACAGCAGATTTTGTAAAATTTACTTATGCTTCAAATGGCATAGTTGTTGCTGCTTTCCGTGATAATACTAATAGTAACTATGGTGCATATTCTATAGGACAGATATCTGGCAACTCAATAACATTTGGAAGTTCTGTTGTTTTCAATTCTGCAACTTCCGTACCAATAGGTTTGAGTTATGATAATGTAAATGAGAGAATTTCAATTTCATACAATGATTTTGGAAACAGTAATTATGGTACAGTAAAATCCGGTATAATTGAAAACGGAGCTATAACATTTGAAGCTACAGATATATTCAATAGCAGTGCTACATATGAAGTTTTTAGTGTAGTTGATACCACATACAATAGAATTTTAATAGGATTTAAAAATGGTGCTACTGGTCCTGGTAGAATAAATGTATATTCAACGTTTGGAACCGAATATAAAGATAACGTAGATAATTATATTGGAATAGCAAAGGATTCAATTGCTGCTACTCAGGAAGGTTCTGTATTCATAATTGGAGACATTGCTGATAATCAAACAAGTCTCACAGAAAATCAAATTTATTATGTTGATAAAACAGGAAGCCTAACCACATCCAAAACAGAATATAGTATTGTAGGTAGAGCGGTATCAAATACGTCAATACAATTACTTGACAATAAACCAACATTACTTACTGATTTAAATATTATAGATGGAACTAATTCACAAGTATTGACAACATATGGTAATGGTTCTTTTTATTTTGCCGCAGCTAGTGACCCTATAGCAGTATCCAAAACTAATACTACAAATGCCATTCTATCAACAGTTACAAATGTAAATGATTTTAGATTTGATAGTGATAGTGGTTTTGATGTTGTTGATTTAGGAGCAGGTGCAGTAAAGATTCAAATGAATTCAACTTTCAAAACATTGAAAGTTTCTGGTCAGAGTGATTTAGTAGCAACTGGTTTAGATACATTAGAGTTAATAGGTTCTGGAATAACAATTACAACAGATGCTGTAGCTAATCCTAAAACACTCACATTTACTGGTGCCAGCACTCTTACTGATTTGGGAATAACTGATGGTAGTGCAAATCAAGTATTAATTACAGACGGTTTAGGAAACTATTCTTTTGCTAATGCTGCTTCGGGTGGCGCAAGCACACTAACAGATTTAGGCATAGCTGATGGTGAATTAGACCAAGTGCTTACAACAGATGGAAATGGTAGTTTCTTCTTTGGACATTCATTATCTATATTAAATCAAGATTTGATTGATGGTGGAGAAATTACAGAATTGCGTGATTGTCGTACAGTTATTGATTTAGGTAGTGTAGATACAAGATTGGGATATGCCGTACCTGAAGGTAGTAAAACTATTCTTTTAGCAAATGATTCTACAATTGTTTCTTCTACAAATGATATAATTATATCAGAAACAAATGGATTTGCAAAATTAGAAAATGTCACTATAGATTTAAGTGGAAAAACGGATGCAATTATAGTTCCAAAAGGTACAACAGCACAAAGACCTAGTTCACCTATTGCTGGAATGATTCGTTATAACACAGAATTAGACCAGTATGAATTATATGATGAAACAACAACAGCTTGGGGAAAACTTGGAGATCAACCACCTACAATTTCCAGTATTTCTCCTGCCACAACAGAAACTGTTTCAGGTACAACACAATTTACTGTGGTCGGCACTAATTTTGAATCCACAGGAATGACAACTCAATTTGTGAGTACGGTAGATAGTACCGCTGTAAATAGAACTGCATTTATTTTTGATAATAGTGGTCAAATTAGAATCACCTTTGATAACACAGATTTTGATGCCGCAAAAGAACCTTACAATTTAATTGTTACAAAATCCAGTGGTTTAAGTGTTACTAAACTAAATGCATTATATGTAGATGAAGCTCCTGTTTGGTCACTTACAAGCACAAATATTGCTACTATTTTACCACAAGCAATTACAAATGTCAATATAGATTTACCTACAGCAACAGACCCTGATGGAGATACAGTAACTTATAGTGGGAGTAATTTACCTAGTGGTTTAAGTATTGATGCAAACACTGGTGATTTGAGTGGTAATGTTCCTGCAGCAAATACAGAAATAGAATATACGGTTACTATAAATGCACAAAGCACTGGTAGTGATCCGGGTGCAACACAAAAAACCACAACAAGACAACCCACAATCATTGTAAAACCTGTGATTGAAAATTCCTTGATGTTTGATGGCAGTAGTTATTTAAGTAAAAGCACAAGTGATAACAGCACCAATTCAAGTATTAAGACTTGGTCTTTTTGGGTTAAAAGATCAGTTCTAGGAACAAACTTTTATATGACCGGAGGATTCAAATCGGGGAACTCAAATACTTTTGATATCTACTTTCATACTGATGATACTTTTAGTGTCCAGTGGGGTGGCAGTTCTGCATTACTTAACAGATCCAGTGCGGTATTTAGAGATACATCTGCGTGGTATCATATATTGGTGCATAAAAACAGCACTTCACAAAGTTTTTACATTAATGGCAGTTTGGTTAGTTTAGCAACAACTAACACAACTTCGTCATCAGTGGCATTTGCTGAAAACGGGATGTCTGTCTCTGGTAATTATGGCAGTTTCATTGGTGGAGGTGGATTTGGAGGAAGCAATAACATAATTGGCTACCTCGCCAACATCCATTTCATAGACGGACAAGCATTGACCCCAACATCATTCGGTGAAAGTATAAATGGTATCTGGTTGCCGAAAGTTTACAATCCAACAGGTAATGCACTAACAGATTACGGTACAAATGGTTTCCACCTTACATTTGCACCAAGCACAATTAGCGGCACAACTGTACAAGATATTTCTGGTAGAGGAAATGATTGGACAGCAAATGGTTTTTAATAGGATAAATTAATATGGCAGTTATAGATCACGTTTTTCCTGATTCACCAACGAATACTTTTGCTACGCTTAATGTTTTAGATGCAGAATCTGCTACACTTAGTAATGGCAATTTAGCCGCAACAATAAATGCTGGGCCAAACAACTCAACAACAATAATTCCGTCATCCGGTACATGGTATTGGGAAGTTTACATAACTGACCACACAAACATTTATATGGGAATTCAAAAGATAGAAACTCAAGAAAGCGGATATTCTCAAGATGCAGTGGCAGTTAATAATGTTGGAAATGTCTATTATGATGCTAGTTACCAAAATAAAGATGCACTGCCTTCAATTGCAACCGGAGATATTATTTCTGTTTTTTGGGATATAGATAATAAAAAAATTTGGTTTGCTCAAAATGGTCAATTTTATGATGCGACAGGAACAACTCATCCCACTTTAACACTTTCCCAAGTAGCCAGTGGTGTGAACGGATATGATTATAGTTCTAATATTCCAAATAGTGCTAAACCTTTCTTTGGTAGTTCAGCGACTTCTGCAGGAATTATTTGTAATTTCGGTCAAGACAGTTCTTTTGGCGGAAATAAAACTAGCGGATCAGCTAATGCTACTGATTCTGGTGGTATAGGAGACTTTTATCATTCAGTACCAACGGGTGCAAAAGCATTATGCACATCAAATATTCAAAGTAACTTAGCTATAGATCCAGCAGAAGATGATTTGCCAGAAAATTATATGAAAAGTGTAACGTATAGCGGTGGCAGTCAGTCTATTACAGTTGGATTTCGTCCTGACTTAGTTTGGATCAAAAACCGTGGCAGCACATTTAGTCATATACTAAGCGATTCTGTGAGAGGTGATGGCAAATTCTTAACTACAAATGGATCAGGGGCAGAAGAATCAGATAGTAGTAAGTTTAATCAATTTGAAAGCAATGGATTTAGTGTCGGCAGTCATAGTGGTGTTAGTTCGTCATCTCAAATCGCTTGGTGCTTCCGTGCTGGAGGAAGTCCAAGTGGATCAAACATCTATATGAAGAATGATGTAGGATATACTAGTTCAACGTCAGATAAAGCAACTGTATTTGGTAACGCTAGTAACTATACAATTACTCCAACATCAGCAAGTATTGGTACGAAACAGGGTTTTAGTATCGTTAAGTATACTTCTCCTGACGATTCGGGAGGAGCAGTTTCTACTGCTACTGTGCCGCACGGTCTTAGCGCTGCACCAGATTTTATAATTTGCAAGAATTTAGACACTTCATACAACTGGGATATTTATCATAGCAGTGTTAATTATTCTGGAATTTTTACAACTGCAGCGATTAACTCAAGAAACGCATTCGGCACAATTAACTCTAATATTTTTACAACTAAAGACACATTTACGCATCATGATGATGATGAGTACATAGCATATTGTTTTACAAGTATTCCCGGCTTTAGCGCATTTGGTTCGTATACTGGTACTAATCATCAAGATAAAGGTTATCGTTCATTAGATTTTAAGCCTAGTTTCATTTTGATTAAAGATGTAACTTCGAGTGGTAATTGGGCTATGTTTGATAATCAAAGAGGCCCGATTAATCCAATAGATCATTGTTTATTAGCTGATTCTGCTGCTGTTGAAACTACCAGCACTACTAGTAGTGGTCAAAATCAAATCGACTTTTTAAGCAACGGGTTTTTTATTCGTTGCGATAATGCGAATAGCAAAATGGGGAATGTAACCGGAAATACTTACCTCTACGCAGCATTTGCGGAAATGCCCTTCAAATACTCAGCAACGAACGCCAGGTAATTATAATTATCAATGGAGAAAACAATATGGCAGAACAATTGAAATTGAAAACACAATTTTTGAAAACACAAACTTTTTTACAGCAGTAAATAAAGTTATAAATCATGATGAAGTTTCTATTGCCGATGCATATAGAATAAATAAGATCATTAAAAAAACTTAAAGAATTCAAGATGGAATTTTGGTCGCTGATATCAACAAACTAGAATTAATATTTGATTTTTCTAACATAGAATAAAATAAATGCCAGAAGTTATAAAATTTTCCAAAGGTACTGTAGCAGAACACAATAACTTTACGGGAGAGAATGGTGAAATCACATTGATTTGTGATGATAGCCCGAATCGTAAAGTTACTGGCATCATACGTTTACATGACGGTCAGACTGTTGGTGGTGTTCCTTTTGGTGGTAGTCAATTGCTAAATGATTTACATGATGTAAATACTGCTAGTGCTACACTTGGTACTGTATTAACTGCTGGTGCTAATGACACGTTTTATTTTAATTCAGTAGTAACTAATCTAGCTGGATTGACTGATGTAATTTCTGCTAACACTGCAGCAAATGGTACAATACTTACAGCAGATGGTAATGGTGGTTTTAAGTTTGATACAATAGCAAAAGGTGGTGGAAACAATCAAGTGTTTTTTGAAAATGATACAACAATCACAGATGATTATACAATCTCAGCAGGTAAGAATGCAATGACTGCTGGACCAATAACAATCGCAAACAATGCAACTGTAGTTATACCAGTTGGTTCAACTTGGACAATAGTGTAATATGGCAGAAAGTATATTAAAAACGGACGAAATTCGTCTATTAAATAATCAAGTGTTGATGAGTGATGGTGCGTTGACTGGAAATGTTACGTTTCCTGCTGGGCATGTAGTTAATATATATACTACCGGATATATGAGTAATACAACTATTGATGCAAGTATGGCGGCAGGTGGTACTCCAAGTAATCCAGATAACTTAACACATGATGTGAGATTTAATACAGGTAACAGAGTTTTTGTTAAACTTGTTGGAAAAACTGTAAATATTACATCTGGAAATGGAGTAATTGTAAGTGGATGGGTTGGATTTGATAACATAACTCGGTCTGATAAGGGTGCTTGGGGATGTGTTTTTAAAGTGCCGGACGCATTAGGTAACAATAGAGCATATCAAGGAGGCAATTATCCATATTATCAAGCATCTCAAATGCCCGCATATCCTCCAGATTGGTCAGGGGTTGTGTATGTTGGAACTGGTGCGGCTAATACAAATGATACAATTGGAACAGGAGATATAGAAATAGCACTTTACGGATATGCATATAACGAATCTTCTGGAAACGCAACCCAAACTTTTAGAGCAAATAGAGTACAATTAGTGATACAGGAGATTCAGTTATGATTGATATAATAGATGCAATTATTGCATTACATCCAAATTGTTCATTTACATTAGTGAGTGGTGATTATTCAAATATTAATTGGATTGATGTTCCAGAATCTCCAGCGACAATTGAGCAAGTAAATGATAAACTTGCTGAACTTCAAGCAGCCGAACCACTACGCTTACTAAGAATAGAACGTGATAGACTTCTTCAGCAAACAGATTGGATTATTACAAAAGGATTAGAGCAAGATATGGACCTTGCTGAATGGAAAACCTATAGACAAGCACTTAGAGATTTACCAGCAACAGCAGAACCGCAATTAAATGAATTTGGAAATCTAACAAATGTAGAATGGCCTACACCACCGGAGAATAGTTAATGCCAAGTGCTTTAAAAGTAATAGAAATAAAAGATTTAAACGACAATATATTGTTGAACAATGGGGCATTAACAAATAATGTTAAGTTTCCTGCTGGACATATAGTTCAAATACCTGCAGATGCAACTTTAAATATTTTATCTGGATCAACAAGTTTAACAAATAGTTATGCAACATATTTAAGTCATTCGATTAACGTAACTTCTGGTAATGATATATTAGTAATGGTTTCTATTAGCAGAATATATATAAATGGTGGTACAAGTTGGGATGGTCCTACTGGTCATGTTAAATTAACAGATGGTACATCAACAATTACGCAAGAATACATAATTTACCAAAGAGACAATCTAAGTAGTACGAAATACATGCAATCACCAATTGCAATCAATACGATTTACACTCCTTCTAGCACATCACAAACTTTTAATCTACAAATGGCATATGGTAGTTCAGCATCCAGTGCAACTGTTTATGGTGTAAGAATGACATTGATGGAGATACAACGATGATTAGTGTGCTTGATGTTCTTCATGATTTTGGATGTCGTGGTTTTACTCTCACAGATGAGCCTAAAACGCAGGATGAATTCAATAATTATTTTATTAAACTACCACATTACGAAGGGGAAGAAATAAGTTGGAGCAAAATCCAAGCTAAAATTATTGAACTTCAAGCAGCAGAACCATTACGCCTGTTAAGATTAGAACGTGACAGATTATTAGCGAAATATGATTGGATTACAATCAGAGCATACAGTCAAGGTACAGAAGTCCCAATGGAATGGCAAACATACTTACAACAATTAAGAGACTTGCCTGCAACAGCAGAACCACAATTGAATGAGAATGGAGAATTGACAAACGTAATTTGGCCTACACCACCGGAGTAAGATGTCAGTTAAAATAAATGGTCTAACTGGTATAGAATTTACAAGTAATACTCAGCAACTTAAATTTAAGGGCGATACACAAAACTTTAATTTAAAAACAGTTGGTGATGATTTTAACATTTATAATAATGATGTAACTAAGTTATGGGGAATGAGTTCTACTGGATTGGAAAGTAAACCTAATGTTCCTGCATTTTTTGCAAAAAGAACAGATACCGCTTCTTTTGGTGGTAACGCTATATTTGTTTTTAATTTAGTTGAATATGATAATACAAATAGTTATTCTGGTACTACGGGATTATTTACTGCACCAATTTCAGGATTCTATCATTTTACAACAACACTTGTCGGAACTTCAGGTGGAGATAGGACTCTTATACAATTTAGAGTGAACGGAGGTATAGCGGGTTATTTACAACATTTACAATCTGTTTACAGTAATCAAGAACCGGCAAATACTACATCTATAACATATTATTTAAATAATGGAGATACTATGGAAATATATGTTTTGAATACTGTGAGAACAAACATTTCTAATGTTAATCATTTTTCTGGTCATTTTGTAGGTTAACTTTAATTTAAAATATAAATGTCACAAGGTATAAGACTTCTACGTGGTACAAGACCACAACATACAGCAAACAGCAGCATTTTTTACAATGGTGAAATCACAGCCGTAACTACTGCGAATGGTGTATGTACAGGAGAATTAAGAATACACAACGAAAATTTCCTTGGTGGTATACCTGTTGGAAATATGGCACTCACACAAACAGTGCTTGAAGGTGGACGTATTTCTCATCTAAGAGAAGCAAGAACCATTGTTGACTTAGGTACAATCAACACAAGAGATTTAATTCTACAGAAAGGTACTGACCAACTAGTCATACCAGCAAACAATGTAGGAATCTTCAAGAGTGATGAACTTACTCCAATTGTAGAAGAAACAAACACAAAAGTTACAATCAAAAATGTATCAATTGATTTGAGCAATGATACTGGTGCAATAATAGTACCCAAAGGTACAACAGCACAAAGACCTGCAACACCAACCGCAGGCATGATTCGTTACAACACAACATTGCAGCAATATGAAATATATTCTGAATCTATAGTTCCTGCAGTATGGTCTAAAATTGGAGACATGCCTCCAGAAGTAACAAGTGTTTCCCCACAATTTCCCGACTTTGGAAACAACACAACAAGTTTTGTGATTTCTGGAAACAATTTTGATCAAGGTTCAACTGTAATTTTCATAGGAAATGATAATTCAGAAATAACTCCTCTGACAGTTACATTCAATACAGCTACACAATTAACAGCAGTCGCAAATACATTTCAATTTGACTTTACTAAAGAACCATATGATTTAAAAATAACAAAAGCAGGTGGATTAAGTGCAATTTTTGAAAATGCAATTTATGTTGATACAAAACCTACATGGAGTTTAACAGATAGCACAACATTGGCAACTATATACGGAATTTATCGTGACCAAGGCGTTGAGGTAACTTTACCAACAAGTACAGACCCAGATGGAGATACAGTAACTTATGGTGCAGTAAACTTACCAACTGGTTTGAGCATAGACAGCACAACAGGTGTGATTACTGGATTGACAGAATCAGTTACGGAATATACCACAAGTAATTTTACAGTACAAGCAAAAAGCACAAGTGGTGATGCTCAAAACTTAGGAGAGCAAATCACAAGTAGAACAGTGAATATTGTTAGAACTTCTGAAGTTTTAAATAGTTTGCGGTTTGATGGGAGTAGTTATTTGAGTAGAACTGTTACTTCTGGAAACAGAAGAGAGTACACGTTGAGCATGTGGTTAAAATTCGCAATATCAAGTGCAAGTAATACTGGTGATGTAACTCTGTTCGGTCAGGGGAACGGTACTAACGATACACTAATGTTGGTTCAAGGTACTGCTGATAAATTTTGGTTTTTAGACAGAAATGGAACAACGTCATATTATCAAGCACCTGGAAATATAAATGACATTTCTGCGTGGTATCACGTAGTCTATGTAATTGATACTCCGAATAGCAGTAGTAACTCAGATCCACCAGCATCTACTGACAGAGTTAGAATTTACATTAATGGGACTCAGCAATTATTGAGCATGGTTACAGGTGGCACATCTCAATTAGCTGTAGATCACGATACGCAAATTAATAACACAACTTACAGTACCGCATACATAAGTAGAAATCCTTGGAGTGGTGGTTATTTTAGTGGCTACATGGCTAACATCCAATTCATTGACGGGCAAGCATTAGGACCTAGTAACTTTGGACAAAATGTAGATGGCATGTGGGTTCCGAAACAATATTCAGGAAGTGGTTACGGTGTGAATGGTTTCCACTTAGACTTTTCACCAGATAATTTAGTATTCAATGGTAATGCGTTGCAAACAGTAAAAGATATAGCTCCGATTGATGGAACACATACAACAGCAAACGATTGGGCAGCAAATTAAGGAATAAGAATGGCATTTACAAGAGATGACGTAGTAAAAGACACACCGACAAACACATTTGCAACTTTGAATCCGTTGGCACCTGATACAAGTAATATGTTTGATATGACTGAAGGCAATTTACGTTTATATACAAATACGCCTTTTAATAGTGATGGTAGATACATTACAACATTACCATTTGTACATACTATGGGTAAAATATATTTTGAAATTGCACAAATGACTGATGCGATTACTATAGGATTTACACAAAACAGCAATTATTTTGGTATATATGGCAACACTAATCAAAACTTTGAGATAAATGCAGGCGCAGACCAAGGAGGCAGGGTAACTTGGCAATACAGAAGTAGTAATGGAAATTTTCCATTTATGAATACTAGTACTACAGAAGTTGTAGGATTATTAATCAATTTTATTGCAAACGAATTTACAATATATCTAGCCACTGCAAGTTATACGTATTCATTTGGATATAATAATTGGATAAATTTTGATAGTACAGCAGATATACATCTAGTTTGCAGTAATGGAGGTAACGATGGATATGCTAGATTTAACTTCGGCCAAGATCCAACATTTGCTAACAATAGAGTTCCAACAAAAGTGTATACAGATGCTTCAGGGCATGGTAGATTTTTCTATGAGCCACCAGCTGGAGCAATGGCACTTTGTACAGCAAACTTAGATACTGCAAATCTACAGCCAGCAGAATACATTGTTGATGAAACCAATCAACATTTGTTGACATACAATGGAAATGCTCAAATCAGCAAGTTTTCTCCGTATACTACTGATGGATGGAGTATAAATTTTGATTCAAATATTGCGTCAAGTCAGGTAAGAACTCCCGTACATAGTGATTTAGAATTTGGAACAAATGATTTTACAGTTGAATTTTGGTTGTATCATATGAAAGGAGATTCTGATGAAACAATAGTATCTTATCCCCAATGGCAAGGAGGTGGTACAACTAATGGAACTGCTTGGCAAATACGATTATCTAATACAGATTATCTTATAACAGATTATGGTAATAAATCATCTTGGGTATTTAATGGTAATCATACAGATTTATATGTTAAAAGACATCAATGGAATCATATTGTTTTACAAAGAAATGGCACAGCAATAAAAATTTATTGTAATGGTAAACCAAGTTCTACACAATATAATATTGGTACTGGCTCTATTACAGATGCGCTCACTGGATTTAATACAAATTTCTTATGTATTGGAGGATATTCTGGTAATAGTCAAGATTTAGGTGGATACATTGCTGATTTTAGAATAGTAAAAGGTACCGCAGTTTATACACCAGATGGTAATGGATATATTTCAGCACCCAATGCCAAATTAACAGCTATAACTAATACAAAGTTTTTGTTATCTGTAGATAGTAAAGGGTTTGAAGATTCATCAGGAACAAACAAAACTGTTACTATAAATAGTTCTCCTTCAATCTCAGACTGGTCTCCGTATCAACGTAGCAATGATTTTGATACAGCATTTTTCCGTGCCAAAGACAACTACTATGGTGGAAGTTTTTATTTTGATGGAAGTGGAGATTATCTTAGTAATAATGATGTTGAATTTTATTTAGATGAAAATGATAATGGTTCTTCATCAACTCCCTCCAACTTTTCTTTTAACTTTTGGACTTACTTGACAGACCTTTCTGCACAATATAGAGTATTTTTTAGTAGATACGGTGTTTCATGGTCTTATCAACTTTTTTGGGACCAAACAAATAAACGATTTTGGTTTAATATTAATTCTTCTGGTTCTACAACTAATTTAAATTTATATTTTAGTCATCCTACAGGATTAAACGTAAATCAGTGGCATCATATTAGTTTTAGAAGAGAAGGCACAGGAACAACTTCTAGTACATATAGATTATATTTGGATGGAATCCAAATTGGTGGAGACCAAACAGACAATGGTAAAATCAACAGAAATGGTTCTTCATCTCCATTCAGAATAGGTACTACAGCAGGTGGTACTGGGAGTTTGTTATATGAAGTAAAAGGATATATAACAGATTTTCAATTGAAAAAAGGTGCTCAAGGTGTTTATCTTCCATTTAATGAAAGTACTACACCACCCTCTACTAAAATTTCATCAGATGCAAACACTAAATTATTATTACAACCCTGGCACACAAAGACCAGTGCTGGTGTGATGTCGCTGATTGATTCTTATGCACAAGATGAAACTGGCAAAAGTTTGACCTATTATAACGGTGCAACTATTGTAGATAGTTCTCCATATAAAGGTAGTAATTTTGGTAGTTTTAGTTTAGATGGTGTATCACAATATGTTTTCACACCAGACCATACAGATTTTAATTTAAGTTCAAATGATTTTACTATAGAGCAATGGGTAAAATTGCGTGACCTTACAGAAAGTACATTGTTAAATCAATCAATAGGTGGCGCTACAAGTGATTCTGCATTTATTTTTTATATAAATGGTTCTGCTAGTTTAATATTTTATTTGACACCCGGCACTGGATGGGATAAAAATACGTCAGGCTATACAATGAGTGCTAATGTTTGGTATCATGTAGCCGCAGTTAGAAATGGTAATTCGTTGGATTTATATGTCAATGGTAATAAAGTAGGTACAACTACAGATGTAACAGGATATGTTGTTGGCAATAGTACAAGAAGATTACAAATAGGAGCCCAAGAAAGCTCATATTATCTTAACGGTATTGTTACAGATGCAAGAATAGTTAATGGTCAAGCATTATATACAACAGATTTTATACCACCAGCTTATCCATTAAGTGCAACGCACTATACAACAGATGGCACAGACCCTGCAACATCAAGCACAAAACAATCAATAACAGGTACACCAGCATTACTAACACAACCAGGAAAAGTTACTAAGCGTAACAATGTTGCTGCACAAGACCCTGAAAAACATTTTAAAGCAGTAACTTATGATGGTAATGGCGGTACTAAAACAGTTACTGGTATTGAGTTTCAACCGGATTTTGTTTGGATAAAATCTAGGAGTAATTCATATGGTCATAATATACATGATGTTATACGAGGACCTGATTCATATCTATCAAGTCACAGCACCGTTGCAGAAAATACAGATTATGCCAATATTTGTGTTTTAAATAGTAATGGATTTGCCCTGAGTTCTTCTAGTTCAGGAAATGTTACAGGAACAACAAATGTAGCCTGGTGCTGGAAGGCAGGAGGTGCTCCAAGTGGAGATGATAAAGGTGTAGTTGATGGTGTAGAAAGAACTATTACTGGAGATGCTAAATTAGATGCTGGTACTATAACCCCAACTAGAATGAGCGTTAATACAAAAGCAGGTTTTAGTATTGTGAAGTATGTCGGAACGGGTAGTGCTGCTACCGTCCCACATGGGCTTAGTTCTGCTCCAGATTTAATAATTGCTAAAAACTTAGACGACACAGCTAATTGGTTAGTTTATCATAAAAGTTTATCCAGCAATATACACTATTTACACCTAGAATTACCAAATTCAGAAGCTTCTAATTCAGCATTTTGGTCTGGTTTTTCTGCTAATACATTTACATTAGGAAACTCAAATCATATTAACGGATTAAGTGACGATATTATCGCTTACTGCTGGCACAGCGTAGCTGGCTACTCCGCATTCGGAAGCTTTTCTGGTAATAATTCTACAGATGGTCCATTTATTTACACTGGATTTAAACCTGCTTTTTTGATGGTAAAACTTTATACTGGTACTTCTAATGCTGACTATCATAGTTGGGTTATGTATGATAATTCCAGAATAACTAATAATCCAAATCATAGTCCATTATATGCAAACAGAAGTCATGCAGAAGGAAAAAGAGGAAATACTGCTGGAGATTCTGGAGGAGATACACTTTATTTAGATCTTTTAAGTAATGGGTTTAAGTGTAGACAAAACGGTACGGAATTGAATGGCAATGGCGGAGCTAATGACAAATTTATTTACGCAGCATTTGCCGAGCAACCTATTAAATTCAGTAATGCCAGATAACAATTTAATTAAAAAACAATATGCCAGAAATCGTTAAATTATCAAGAGGAACACACAATGAACATGAAACTTTTACCGGTGAAAAAGGTGAAGTTACTTTGATCACTGCTGGAGGTATTACTGATTTACCAACTGGTGAAGTACGTGTTCATGATGGTTTTACTGCTGGTGGAAAGATACTTGTTGCAGCGGCAGCTAATCCATCTACTATAGATTATACGCTAAATATACATGATGGATATAATCTAGCATTAGTTGGTCCTATCAACATTGGCGCAAACGGTACAATCAATATTACTGGTAATCTCAACATAATATAATATGGCTCAATTATTAATTAAAGGTACGAAAGTAGCTGAAGTAGTTGGTGATACAACATCTCTGATTGCAAACACATTATATCATACAAACGGAACACAAATCATATCAGATGATGGTGGTACAGTAGGACTTACCAATGATGTCAACATCAACAATTCATTAGCAAGTGCTACGTTTCCTGCTGGGCATGTGATTCAAGTTGTAGATAATCCAATTACACCTGCTGTTCAAAGTGGTAGTAACAGTTTTTATTCTAATAACATATACGCAACAATAATTTTAAAAAAAGCAAATAGTAAAATAGCATTTTTTCCAGCATCATCTCCACAAATAAATGATAGTGGTGATGCACATTATACAGTACACTGGAGATATCGTGACTCTGGAGGAACTTGGAGTAGTTATGCAGATACATTAAGAATAAGGTTAAAACTTCACGGTCATTCATCTTGGAGAGAATTACCATTAGGCGGTGTTGGATTACATTCACCAAATCAACCCGCAGGTAAAGAACTGGAATATAGAGTTTATTACGTGGTATATGCAGGTACAGTATACGATGCGGATACTTGGGGTTATGGCACACAAATGCATAATATGACTTTAATGGAGATTGCAGCATGAATCTAAAAAGTCCTGCAATGTTATACAGAGAAGCAGTAGATTTATTAGTAAACAAACAAAATGCACTATTTCAGGTTGTAGATAATCATATAGTTGAATGGTATGAGACTGAACTAGAGCAACCCAGTCAAGAAGAAATTCTATTGAAATATGAAGAATTAAAATTAGCAGAACCTCTTAGATTAATGCGAGAAGAAAGAAATAACAAACTAGCAAAAACAGATTGGGAAATCACTAGAGGATTAGAAAAAGGATTAAATATAGATAGTTTGAAAGCATACCGACAAGCACTTAGAGATTTGCCAGTTACAGCAGAACCACAACTAGATGAAAATGGTAATTTAATTAATATTAATTGGCCAGAGAAACCAGAATAAAATATGCCAACACTAGAAATTAACGGAAAACTTTTCGCAGAACAATCAGGTACAGGTCCAGTAAAACTCAAGATTGATGAGCTTACTGAATCAACAGCAAATGCTGGCATTAGATTGACACATCCTTTGAAGAGTAGTGGTGGTGATGAAATACTTAGTCCTTCAGGTACTGTTAGCAATCTTTCTAAACTTAGTCTAACACCTAGTGCTGCTCCCAGCAATCCAGTACAAGGTGATATGTATTTGGATAGCAGTGATAATAATTTAAAAATTTACACTGGAAGTAGCTGGGTAAACATAGCCAATGTAAATTCAAATATTCTTGTTGACTATTTGGTTGTAGCTGGCGGTGGTGGAGGTTGGAGCAATGGCAGCGGTGGCGGTGGTGGAGGAGGAATGCGTTCTTCTGTAGACTCAACAGGAGGAATTACTCATACACCAGAAAATCAACTAACAGTTTATACATCTACAAATTATATTGTTACAGTAGGCGCTGGAGGTACTAATAACGTATTAAGTAATAATAGTAATGATTCTGTGTTTTCTAGTATAAGAAGTGTAGGCGGAGGTGTTGGTGGTGGGTCTACTGGTGGTTATGGAGGCATAGGTCAATCTGGAGGTTCTGGAGGTGGTGGTGGTAGCGGAACTTCTAGAGGAGGTTTGGGTGGGTCTGGTATAGAAACACAAGGATATGATGGAGGAAGTGGTTATAATGGCAATCATGGAGGTGGCGGTGGCGGTGGTGCTTCTGCAAAAGGAAAACATGGAGGTTCAAATGGAGGCGGAACTGGAGGTAATGGAGGAGATGGTAAAATTAATTCAATCACAGGGTCCAGTGTAGCTTATTCAGGAGGAGGTGGGGGAGGATCACTTAGTACTTCTTATTCTGGAGGAACTGGAGGAAATGGTGGAGGTGGAAGAGGAGCAGGAAGTGCTGGAAATCCAGTATCTGGAACTGTAAACACTGGTGGAGGTGGTGGCGGTGGTTACAATGCAGGCGGATCTGGCAATGCTGCTGCTCCTGGAGGAAAGGGTATAGTAATCATTTCTTACTCAGATACATATCCAGATTTAGTAAGCATAGATGTATCACACACTTGTAGAGGAGCAACAACAGTATCGGGTACAACTACACCTCCGGCACCAAATACATCAAGAGCAGGTTATAAGACATATGAGTTTTTAGATGGTGATGGGGATATTTCATGGTAAGGGATTAAAATGGCATATTACGCAGAATTAGATAATAACAACATAGTAACAAAAGTTAGAACAGGTGCAAGTGAAGAAGTAGTGGATTTGGAACGAATCTATACTGAAAGATTTGGTAAGGTACATAAAAGAACATCTTATAATACTAGAGGTGGAGTACATTACAATCCAGAAACAAATGAACTAAGTGAAGACCAATCCGAAGCATTCAGAAAAAATTATGCTGGTGTTGGATTCACTTATGATGAAACAAGAGATGCTTTTATTCCACCACAACCATATCCTAGTTGGACATTAAACGAACTATCTTGTCTTTGGGAATCACCAATACCATATCCGAATGATGAACAAATATATAATTGGAACGAAGAAACACAAACTTGGGAATCACAGGAATAAATTTAAATGAGCGGAACACTTAAATTAAACGAGCCACTTCCAGCAGATGAACCAGTAGAACCACCAACAGAATAAATACTCTTATGGCAAACGGTATTAAACTTTTAAGAGGCACAGTCCTTGAACATATAAATTATACTGACTTTGAGAATGGTGAGCTTACTGCAATCACTACGGATGCTGGTGTGTCTACTGGTGAACTTAGAATGCACACTGGTGATGGTAGTGAAGGTATTCTGATAAATACTACAGCACCACCAGTTGTAAACAGTAGTGGTAATAATATTATCAGTGAATCTAACGGTAGCGTAAACATCACAGCAAGTCACATAACAGCAACCGGTTCACTATCATTTCCAGGTCTTTCACCAACAGTTGCTTCAATAGCTTTAGGAGGATGAGCATAAATGGCAGAAGCATTTAAAAGAAAATCAGTACACGTAGAATCATCTCAAACAACTTTAGTACCGACTGTTGGAACAAATGCTCAGGTTGTCATCATTGGATTGATTGCATCCAACAAGGATACATCAGACCATGAAATCACAGTTGAAATAGCTGAAGGTGCAAACACATACAGTTATATCACAGGTGCACCGCTTCCCGTAAATAGTTCTCTTGCCCTCATTGAAAACAAGGTCGTGTTGATGGAAGGTGATAGTTTGCTTGTAACTGCAGATGCTAACAATGTAGTGGATGTGACGGCAAGTTATCTAGAGATTGCATGATATGGCATACATAGGTAGATACAACTCCTCAAATATCGTAGACCTTAAATCACCAGTATCTGTTGATGGTGTTTCTATCATTGGGTCTGGTGGCACGATAAGCAACGCAACGCTGGACAGTACAGTGACGTTTCCTGCTGGTTTTATCAAAAATGTCCAAGTTTTTTCATCAAGCGGAACCTATACTAAAACAGCAGGAGTCAATGACGTTTTCGTAATGGTTTACGGTGGCTCCGGTGGTGGAGGGGGTTCATATACCGGAGGCGCAAACGGTGGGAGCGGAGGAACCTCCAGTTTTGGCAGTTATTGTAGCGCTTCAGGTGGTGCTGGTGGCTTAGGTCAAGGCGGACAAACTCAAGC